TAGCCAAAAACAAAAATGAACCCGGCAATAGCGCCAATAACCATTGCCGCTGCCGGGTGATACAGGTCGCTGCCGGCACAAACGGCAACCAGGCCGGCCAAAGCGCCATTGTGGGTAAATATAGCAAATTCAGAGGACTATCACCACTAACGGCTTGTTTGTTAGGATTGCATATAGATTATGCAGCGGCAGCTTACAATTTTTATTTTTTCAATAAGGACGCAACACCAGCGGGTATAATTTCATCAGACCAGGTGTTGAGACCAGAAGAAGCAGATGCAATTGAAAAGCGATGGGATAAGAAACATAGAGGTGTAAGAAAAAAAGGTTCAGTGGCTGTACTTGGGCAGGGTTCGAAATATCAATCAATCGCATTGGCGCAAAAAGATATCCAGTACTTGGAACAAAGAAAATGGAGCAGGGAAGAAGTATTTGCAACATTAGGCGTCCCGCCAGCATTAGCATCGATATTGGAATATGCCAGTATCAAGTCAAACATAAGGGAGCAGAAAAAGCAATTATACCAAAATAACTTAATCCCGAAAATGCATTTTGTAGAAGACGTCCTGAAGACAGATTTTTTCCAACGAGAGGGATATAAGGAATTAACAGGCGAATTTGATATTAGCCAGATTGATGCATTAAAAGAGGATTATAAAGATACAATAGAGCAGGCGGTTAAATTACAGCAATTGGGATATACAGCAAATGAAATAAACGATAGGCTAAAGTTAGGTTTTGAGCACGCGCCATGGCGAGACCAGTGGTGGATATCATTCAACATGGTACCAGCAGGTACAACACCAGAGCCACCCAAGAAGGAAGTCAAGCAGGTTAAGGCACCATTGCCAGATGCAAAGCGGATATGGAAATCGTTAGTAAGGCAAACAGAACCTATCGAGGTAACATATACCAAAGCGCTGCAGGAATATTTTTATAAAATTAGGCAAGATGTATTAAGTAAAATATTTAATCATAAACCGGTAAAATCGGGCGGAAACCCAGCAAGTGATTTTTTATTCAACCCAGAGTTTGATAATATATTGGAACAGATAAGCAGACCTCATTTTGAGAGAGCATATAAGATTGGGATAGATTCAAGAGCCAGCCAGATAGAGACGCACTACACAATGACAAACGTAAGAGCAGTTACAGCATTATCAAAGAGGGTGAAAGCAATAACGGAAATCAATGAAACGATAAGGGAACAGATATTAGGGAATCTAAATCCGATACTAAAAGAAGGTCTGGAGCAAGGGTTGGCATACGATACTATAGCGGGTAAGTTGGCAGACGAGGCAAGGGGTGTGCTAAATAATGCGAGAAGCAGGGCTAAAACAATTGCCCGAACTGAAATAAACGGTGCAATGAATCAGGCGAGACATGATACTATGGTTGAAAGCGGAATAAAAAAACATAAGTGGACGGCAGCAGATTCAGAGGCAAGACCATCGCACCTAATGGAGGACGGGCACGTTAGGACAATAGGTGATAAGTTTGAAAATGGTCTTGAATATCCACATGACCCAGCAGGCTCACCAGAAGAAGTTATAAATTGCAGATGTATAGCAGTACCATATATAGAGGAGTAATACCATGGAAAAGGCATTAATAAGCTGTATAATAAAAAAGAACACAGATGGCACATATTTATTCACGGGGAGCGATGAAACTATTGATAGGGACGGGGAAATAATAAAAGTTGATGGATGGCAATTAGCAAACTAGAAGAAGAATCCTGTGATATTGTGGGGACATAATCATTCGATACCCGCAATCGGGAAAGCAGAACGAGTTTATAAATCAGAAGGCAAGTTGATGTTTAAAGTGCGATTTGCAAAAGAGGGTGCATACGACTTAGCTGATACCGTCAGGGCGTTGGTTGATGACGGGATACTAAAGAGTGTGAGTGTGGGCTATAACCCAATAACAAGGGACTACCCAAACGATAACGAAAAAGGACAACCACGGGTAGTAACCACAAAAGCTGAACTGTACGAATTGTCAATTGTTAACGTGCCCGCTAACCAGAACGCATTATTAGAGGCGATGAAACAGAAAGGATATGACGAGAAACAAATTAAAATGATACAGGGTGAAGAGAAGTCAGTCATCCCATATAAGCAAACACCGAAAGCGGCAATTGATGCACCTTGGGACGCTGGAGCAGAAGTCAAGGCGGCAACCGTAGCAGACTTGAAGATTATGTGTACCTGGTATAATAAAGAATCGCCAGATAATAAGGGGTCATATAAACTACCTCATCATACAGCATCGGGGCATAAAACAGTATGGAAAGGTGTGGCGGCAGCGATGGCGGCTTTGTTAGGAGCGAGGGGCGGCGTTGCGATACCAGCGGGCGATAGGAAAGGGGTATATAATCATTTGGCAAAGCACTACAAAGAATTTGATAAAACACCACCAGATTTTAAAGAGGTCGGCGAAGAAGATATAAAAGATATGATATTGGAAATAAGCGATAAGGTAGATAAGATATTAGAAAAGATAGACACTACAAAAACAAAACCAAAGTATGAAGATTTGTTGAAGGGGCGAGTAGCCGATAAACCTTCAGGAAAAACAAACCCGTTTCATACGAAGGCAAAAAATAACAAAATATTTGGAGGTAAAGCAAATGGGTAAAAACGTAAATGAAATGATTGAAGGTCTTGGCGAAGAATCAACAGTTGAGGACTTCAAGAACATAATCAAATCGATGCAGGAAGATACAAAGGCATCAATCGAAAAGAAAGATGCTGAGATAAAAGAGTTAGGCGAAAAGATAACAGAATTAGTAACCGCCTCAGTGAAGAGGTCAGCCGAAGAGAATACGATATCACAAGAAGAGAAAGACACTCAGTTTTTCAAATGGGCAGCAAAAGGTGATGTAGAGAAGCTGTATAAATACGGTGGACGAATGACAAGGAATGATGGCGAATGGACTGAAGGTGATTGGAATATCGGGAAAGCACTCGAAGAGAAGGCGGCGTTAGGGACAGTACTTAGAGGTGATGCGACTACAGGATCATACCTTGTACCAGCAGCATACGAAAGAGAAGTATTTAGGCTTGCTAAGCAATCCTCAGTGATGATGGGCAAGGTAAGAACAATCGATATGGCAGCCAGAGACTTATATTGGCCAGCAGAAAACGCGACACCATCCTTGACATGGGTAACCAATGAAACTACAGCGAAGACAGAAACCAATCCAACATTTTCGCAGGTACACCTGGTAGCAAAAACTTGTGCAGCATGGCTAACGGTAACCGACGAATTGCTTGAAGATAGCCTTGTAAACTTAGGTGATTTTTTCAAACAGCAATTTGTTGAAGCATGGGGGCAAGAGTTTGACAAGCAGGTACTAATTAGTAATGCTTCACCATTTACGGGGATAGCTTACAATTCGAGTTGTAATATCAGAAACATGGCATCAGGTAAAACATCATTTGCAGACTTAGAGCTAGATGACTTAATTGACATGGAAAATGATATAAGCAGTTCAAAGGGTGAAACAGCATTACAGGGTGCATATTTTATCATGAGCAGGTACGTATTTAATGTTTTGAAAAAGCTAAAAGATGACAATGGAGACTATATCTACCAGAGGCCAGACGGTGGGCAGCCAGGAACTATATGGAACTATCCATATATTATTAGCGACCAGATGCCTGGTACTTCTTCAGATGCAACCGATACACCATTTCTTATATTAGGCAATCCGAAATATTGGCTACATGGCAATAGAGTAGGGATGCAATTCCAGACTTATAACAATACTATTCGTAATCTCGATTATGACCAGATATTTTATAAGTTTAGGATTAGACAAGGTTTTATCGGTGCAATACCGTCAGCATTTGCAGTATTAGAAACGGCAGCAAGTTAAAAAAAATGAACGGGTTGTTAACTCGTAGGGCAGGGGTTAAAAACCCCGCCCCATTAAAAAACAAGGAGTAACAAAATGAGTTTATACGGTGCGTATATATCAGGATTTGTAACAGTAGATTATCACGCAGAAAGTGCAGGGACGGCAATAAGTGAACAGATACAAGGACGGAACGGGAAGCGTCTTGCGTTGATAGGTTATGAGATAGTAACTGGGACTACAGCACATACACTAAGCATCATGTATCCAGGTAGTTCTACTGGCTCAAGAAATACAACTTCAGCAGCAGCAGCAGCAGGGCAGAAAGTTATTAATGTGACCAACACACCACTCGACCCCGCAGGGAATGCAGCGGCAGCAAATGATATTGTAGCATATCAGGTTAGTGACGAATCATGGGAATTTAACACTATCGCTTCAGTATCAACAAAGGCAATAACACATGGTACCAACTTGGCAACAGCAGTAAGTTCGGGTGCACGGTATGTGATATTTGGAGTACAGGCAGACGGGGCATCATTGCAATATGCTTTGACAGCGAGTACTACCAATGCGAACGATGGTAAAATAATTGCGGTATCACCGTACAAAGGTGACCCATTGTATGTATATATCGGCAACGCAACGGCAGCAAGTACAATACACTATATGATTTTTGCCTATATCAACAAGTAGTCTCAAGGGCGGGTTAAATGCCCGCCTAAATTAAAGGGGTTAAAATGTGTATGAGGGGTAAGTTTGAATATATAACGGTAAATGGGCGAAAGGTGAAAATCGATAAATGCCTTGTACCGATAATAAAAGGATTAAATAGCGAGGGCATAATGACAGTAGAAAGTTGTTGTGGGCACGGAGAAACGGAGGGGCATATATTGGCATATCAAGACGGAGAGCCAAGATTATTTGTAGTGTATGAAATTGGTAAAAAATCTTTAGATGTTTGGAATAAACGTTATAGGCGGTTGGCGGAAATATCAGAAGAAAAAACAAAGATGCAAAAGCCGCCGAAAGATAAAATGATACGTAGTACGGAGAATAAATAATGTCATTTGACCCAGCTATAGACTCAGATAATAGCCTTGTTGATTTGGAAACTATCACAGCATTTTTGAATACGGACAAAACGGATTCTGACCAGCAGGCAGTATTGACTTACTATATCAATACTGCGAGTGCGCTATGTAATACAATCACGATGAGAAAGCTAAAGAGTAGGGATCTGACAGAATATTATAGCGGCGATGGAACGAATATAATATTGACAAACGAATATCCCATAACGGCAATAACTGCCGTATATGATGATTTAGACAGAAGTTATGGAAGTGATACATTGATTGATAGTAGCGATTTGGTATATCTGCCAGATAGGTTGGCATATATGATTGTATATGATGGCGGGACATTTAACAGTGGGATTAAAAATCTCAAGGTGCAATATACTGCAGGCTATACAACAATCCCTTATGATTTGCAGCAAGCATGCTTAGAGATTATTGCATATTATTACAAAAATACTGAAGAGAACAGATTCGGGGTAACAGCAAGGACTATAGGCGGTGGCTCAGTAACAATTGAAACAAACAATATCCCAGACAGTGCGATGACAATATTGGCGAGGTATAGCAGGAAATGGTAGGAATAAAAATTGATGTAAAATCAGACAAGGTATTAAAAACATTAAATAAGTTAATGCACAGAATGCCAGAACTGACAGTCAGACCATTGAGTGTTGCTGTACAATATATCGGGGGTGTGGCACAAGATAAATACTTGCGCGGCCCAAGACCACTACACCTTGCAGTAGCATCAGGTGATTTGAGGAAGTCAATAAGCACAACAGTAATACTGAAAGGGAAAGTAGCTGAAGGACATGTTGGAACGAACCAGATAGCGCCAAAAGGGTTTAACTATCCTGAATTCTGGGAATTCAAGGGGCGGGGTGGCAACCCAAGACCGTTTTTACGCCCAGCACGTGACAGATATAGAGATAAGTGGACTAAGCTATTTGTAGACGAATTTAAGAAGGAATTATATAGATGGATAGAGGCTAATAAATGAGCCAAAGGGAAAATATACTGGATAACATAGTAACGACATTAAAGGGGATTAAAATATCGGCAGGGTATAATAATACTGTAGGGCTCGTGACACGGGAGCCTAATGATTGGAATAGGTTACAGCCAAATCAGAAACCAGCCATAATAGTTACGTGGAGTAGCGATGAGAAAGACACTGAGACAATAACGGCATCGGGACAATATGTGATATCGTCTCTGAATGTTGTTATTAGAGGCATTGTATATGCAAAAACAGATATCGAGGGCAAACTAAATGACTTTGCTGAGGATATAGAAAAAATATTAGCCGTTGACGAGTACAGGGGGACTTATGCGAACTATACAATCCCAAGAGTAATCACAGTATATCAAGGTGAAGATAGCTATAATATAGTTTTTGATTTTGAATTTTTGGTAGGATATCATTATGTATATGGGAGTCCATAAAATGAAAGTTAAGACAAAAGAAGCATTTGTAACAAAGGCACACAGGGTAATCTCAAAGGGTGCAGGTGAGATTATCAATATGCCAGATGAAGATTATGAAGAAGTAAAAGACAAAGTAACGGTAATCAAGGAAACTAAACTAAAAGATAAGGAGGTATAACATGCCTTTAGGAATAGGTGCAGCGGGAAAGGCTGCCATAGGAAAAGAAACAACATGGGGAACAGCAGTAACGCCAACTCAGTTTTTGGAATTGATGCCAGGCGAAACTATGAAAAACGATATTGAGCATATCAATGCTGGCTTTCTTATGGATTCAAGAAACGAATATAAGATTTATAAGGGAACTGAAAACGCAGGCGGGCAAATAACAATACCAGTTAATCCCGACAATATTGGATTGTTGATGTTCATGGCATTGGGCGTAGAAAGCACAACGCAGGTAGGTGCAACTACAGCCTATGACCACGACTTCACACCAGCAGGGATTGACACCGATTTGGGGAGCGTAACTCTGGAAATAGACAGGGGGATAACTTGTTGTTTATATCCAGGGAGCACAGTCGACAAAATGACAATAAACGCAGCGAAAGGATCATTAGTGACGGCAGCATTTGATTTTTTATCAAAGCAGGAACAGGATGACCAGACGGCGACCACAGGCTTGTCGCCAAGTACGAAAATACCGTACACGTTCCATCACGGGACTGTAGCAATTGACACATCATCGGTTGCCTACATTAATAGTTTCAATCTCGAATATAATAATAACTTAGACCCAGAAGGTTTTGTTTTCAACGGGACAGCATATAGGGAGCACGCTTATAAGACAATCGGGAGTTTAACAGGGTCAATGGAACTGGAGTGGACAACTACATCAGATACCTTACGGGACGCATACTTGGATAACACACAAAAGCAATTGACATTTACTTTTACATCAACCGAAACAATTGAAGCAGGGTATTACTATACAATGACAATTGATATCCCGAAAGTACACATATTAGGCGACCCGCCCACACTAAACGCAAGGGACAGGCTGGCATTTACAATCAATTTTGAAGCCGTATATGACAGTACAAATTTTGTAAAAGTAACATTAAGGGATGCAAGAACCAGTAATTGGAGCGCTTAATAAATAACAAGGAGAAGGGAAATGAAAGTAACAATTGATAATGTTAGGATGTCAGAAATAAAAGAGATTGATATCTCTCAGTTTTTGACCGTTGACGAACCAGTGATTATCAAAATACGTCATCTGACCACGAAGAAGAGGGACGAAGTAGTAGCATTGATGCTCAAGGGACAAGAAGTCAGCGGCATAGATAAAGACAATCTTAAA